AGACACTACCCCAAGGCATGTTCAGGTTATCGATCTTGAATGGGTCATAGTCGTCGCGGGGATAGATGTGGTTGATCACCTCGATGAATGCGTCGGGGTTATTCCGCAACAGATTCTGTGCATGGGGTGACATATTCCTCAGGCCCCAGCGTTTCTTTATCACTCGTGCACTCATCCAGTACGATCTGAAAGCTGTGTCGACCGTCTTGTCTGGGCCACTGATCAGGGTGTACTCACCGATCGTCCACGGGTCACACTGGATCACTGTCTCTGGATGCTCATTGATCTGGAATGGGCCAGTGCCGAACGTGATCTGTTCCTCGAATGGTGAGTAGATCGCCTCGTAGAAGTTCGACCGGTTGAACACGCCATACATGACCCGCTCACACTGGTGCAGCCACTCCTGTGCTGGCTTCCATCCGGCCAGATCCTCATCAAACAGACTGAGCTTGAACCACTCCAGACTGTGGGGAACCAGACCACCTTTGATCCCTGAGACCGCAATGGCCTTGGCCCGTGAGGCACTTGAGTTGATGATCGATGACCGATCAACATTGCCACGGGCTGGGATGGTGTCGCGGGAATCAAGGAAGCGACCGTGGGCCGGTGAGATAAACTTGGAGATATCCTGCCAGAACGGACGCCGGAAAGAGTCTCTGGTGTCTCGTGCCCACTTGTATCTCTTTCTCAGGGCTTTGACTGCGTCAGGATTGTTGAAGATCACTGGCTCCGCCTTTCGATAACGTCGCGCATCCGACCGAACATCCCACGACCTCGACCACGACCTGAACCATCACGTCTCCGCATTGGTGCCGATCCGGTGGCCCTGTCAACTGCTGCACGTCTCATGGCTCCACCGAGTCCATTGCCTCGACCACCCCGTGGGGCTACCATGTTTATGGTGGATGCTCCGGCCCCGTCTTCTACCATTTGATTGCGACTTGACCTCCTATCAGGCCACCCTTGACCCTGTCCATGTACTTCTGTAACTCGGTGCCCTGACCGTATGTGCCCAGCCTCTTCTTCTTCCCTGATGCTGTGTCGGTGCTGTAGGCTGCGTACCGGCGGGCACGTTCCTGTTCGGCATCAACTGACTCGGTTGCCGACATGCTGGTGTCTTCGAGGGCCTGTGTTGGATCTTGGCCCAGATCGATGTCCGGTGCCATGAGCCCAGCCACACCTCCGCTCAGATCACCTACCTCACCTGTCCCCCACTTGAGTCCTTTGCCCGCAGCCTTGAAGGTATCCTTGACTGCGTCGACTGGGTTCAGAGCGCGATCAACACCCTCCTTTGCCCACTTCTTCGCCTTGCTGGTAACCTTCTTTGCTGCCTTCTTGACCTTCTTGAATAGGCTCATGTCGTCCTCCTATAGTGTTTTCTAACCCTTGTGACTTTGAATGGAGAGCAAACCACTTTTACCTCTTCAGTCTTTCCGTTCCGCTGGTTGCGATGAAAGATAAGGTGGCATCTTCCACACGGTACGGTTAAATCGTTAGTGTCGTCCGCTAACATGTCGTCCTCCTATGTGTAGTCGCTCTCTTATTTGATTACTTCTTATGGTAAACGCTCAACCTGTTTTCAACTACTTACAAGCCTGAGGTGCTCATCGCTCACGGGGTGGAGACCTCACATCTGGTATTTACAGCCCATCGAACGGATCGTACTCCTTCTGCGGTATCAAATGCTCCTCGATCTTGTCCCGTGGTGCTATGTCTACAGCAAATGAAACCGCCAGAGAGTCGCTTGTATCGGGGCTCTTGCCCAATCTCTTCTTCAACTGTTCCTTCGATTCTATCAGAAGTCGGTCGCCTTTGTAACTATAAGTTATCTGGGGTAGCTCGTTCTTGATGTCGGCACCGGACTTGTGAAGCACACCCCCAGCGTGGAACCACTGCACCATCTTGAAGTAGATCTCAGCCCGCTTGTTGGCATACCGTGGGTTGTCTGGCTTCCCCGCAAACTGGCAGTCTATGGCCGGTTCACGCATCTGCTCAAGTGCATCAATGACGCCGCCACCGTACCCGCCTGTGCCATCAACTATGATGGTGTCTGCCTGATACTTGGTCTTCAATGTCTTGGCTGCTGTGGCCAGTTCAAATGATCTGAGGTTGCGGAACTTCCTGATCTCGTGGACTATCATGCCCTGTCGAACCGTGATAACACTGGCGTCATCGCCTTCTCTGGCTACGTCTACAGCGACGATCTTGGCGGCAAAGCTATACTGGTGCTCTTGGATATCCCGCTTCATGCTGGCCTCTATCTCGTCGAGCCCGATCAGGTTGTTGAAGCCGGATGGCGGGAACTTACCCAGTATTGTGGCCATGACCCACGGGTTGTCTCTGCCATACTCATCGATCTGTTCCTGTGCCAGTTCTTTGGATACCCTGCTGGTGCGGTTCTCGTCTTCCGGATCTGCCGTGACTGTGACGATATCATACTTGTTCCCTCTGACCATCTCGTACAGCAAACCATTGGTGCTGGTGGGGTTGCCTGCTCCTGCAATCAGCGCATCTATGGGGCTTCCGGTAAAGATCTGCTCTGCTGCTCTACCCACTGATGATGGCATGTCTCCGGTTTCATCAAGCAGGATGAATGGGAATTTGCTGTGCAGTCCTGATAGTGCGCGGCCAATGGCTTCTTGGTCTGCATCTTTGGCGAAGGATCGGGCCGAAAGGAACCATGTCTCAGGGTGTTCTTTTGCGGCAATTATTGACTTAGTCCAGTTGAATGCTTCCATCAGTAAAGGCGAGCGTTGCTGCCACTTTGAGAGCTCTGCCCAGAGGTTATCCTGCAAGTTATCCTTAGTAATAGCTAATGCAGCACCCTTAGGGTGTTCGCCTTCCGCAGCATAGCAAAGCAGCCGTTGCCAGCCTACCCAAGAGATTAGAGAACTCTTACCTGCCCCAGTACATGATCTCATGGCCAGTCGTCTGGTGGGGTTGGGGTTACCTCCCAGTGCTCTGAGGGTCTCTGCCTGCCAGTTGTCTGGTTCTATCTTGAAGACATCCAAGACGAACTTGAGTGGGTTGAGCCGCCACTCTCGGATCTGGTCTGCGGTGTTCATTCGACAATCTCTCTGGTGCTCTCTGCGACGAGGGCCTCCAGCGACAGCTTACCTGATACCTCAATGCGATCGGTAAAGAGTTTCAGGTGTTTGCCTAATAGCTCATTGCCTTTGAAAATCATGGCAGCGTGTTTGACAGGATCTTTCTCGATGAGGGTATTGATGGTCTCTTGGATATCGGTGAGGACTGAGTCGGCTGTGATCTGGGTACGGATTGAACGCTGGTGCATCTTCTTCTGGATGAGGTCTTGGACTAATGGGTGCCTGAGTAGCTGGCAGGCCCGTGATTTGGCTGAGGTGGGTGAGTAACCGGCGGCGACGGCAGCCTCTGCCCCGTTCAAATGGAGCAGGTATTCTTCACAGAACTTGATCTGCTTATCGGTGAGACTCTCCGAATCGGCATACTTTTCAATGGTTGTGAGCTTTTTCCTTGCCGCCATGCCATCTCCTAAGTTGTTGGATAACATAGATATTATACCACACCACACCTCTGGGGCAAGTCCCGCTTCGCAAGAAACCACGGAAAATGCTGTCTGGTGTCATAACTGTCAAATTTTAAAATGCCAAAATCACGTCTAAACTATTGATATCATTCAGGAATAAAAAAAAGTGAAAAAAAAGTTTGACACCAGACATGACACTATGAGATGATCCCTCTGCGTCGGGGGCCGCACTTGATCGTTGACAACTGAATAGATTGACCGGACATGGTAGGGAGGGCGAACCGAAGGAAATCCCCCCGTGATCTGAGTATGCCGATGAGACATTAGTATCGGATGCCGAGCAGCCTAGCGAATCCCACTGCGGACGAGGGCTGCTACCACCATAAGCAAACGGCTTCGGAAAGTGTTACCACCATCGCGAGTTTGATAGTTGATTCTGCCGGTCAGGCAACTGGCCGGTAGGCTTCAACCCTCAAACAAAGGAGAACGACATGAGCTACTACATTGTTGAAACGAGAGAGAAGACGGACGGCACCCGCTACCTACGAATTGCAACCGGCGGCGGGGTTGGCAGCTATCGCCGGAAGCTCGGCACTGCAAACCTCAAGGTTGCCGAACGGCGACTGGCTGAAACCACAGCTCAGGATGGCCGTCACATCTGTGCAGTCATCAAGGAGTTCATCAGCGACCACGTCGCAACTCGCTACTGCAAAATTCTCAACACACTTTAGGAGGTCACAATGAAATACAAAGCACAGCAACTGAATGACGGCGACTGGGTAGTTGATATGGGCCGCAAGTTCTTCCGCAGAGTCGGGGAGGGGGAGCCCACGAAAGACAACGCTGAGTTGTGGGCCATCATCTACTCGATGCACTGGCACCAAGAAAAACTCGATGAGTGCATGGCCAAACTCGAACAGCGCGGGATCGACAATCCTCGTGATTATTTAGCATAGCCGAAACGTCCTGCGGGGCGTCTGGCCGGAACGGTCTCCGGTCACTGATGAGGCAGACTACAACAACAAGGAGGAAGATATGGAAACACTGTGGTTTGAAAGAAACAAAATCGGGGAGTTCGAGATCATCAACAGAGCGGTTTTAGAGGAGGGCTTCGAGGGTTCGAGGGTCATCCTGTTGTTACGGGTCGAGTCTGACGCTTGCCGGTACGACATTGAGCAGTCACTGCTGAGTGCTTTCACAGACGATGGCTGGTGCGGTCATGAGCATGACTGCTGCGGTTGTGTCCGGTACAACGCATGGTTTGCTGATCCGGTTAACACCTATGCCGACGAGCAGTTGTGGACAGTCCACGTATCGGCATCCAGAAATGTTTAGGAGGACGCCATGACAGCATGGGGAGCAATTCAGGAGCTGAACGCCGACAAGTTGGTAAGCAACGGCAGAGCAATCTACACCATCGACATGATCATGGATAACGACCACTGGCTGGACTTTCCCGCAGAGATCGTCGACGGGAACATCATCGTAGCCGGTATCACTTGGACTCCGGAGGATTGACCAATGATCAAAATCGCAGCGTTAATCGCATTCACAGCAAACATCATCGCAGCGGTCAATCTGGCCGCAGCATTCATCTAACACAAAAAGGAGAGACGACAATGGAAATCATGAAACAAATGGCAAAAGCACGGGAAGCATTTCGTACCGCAGAGAAAGAGATGGACATCTACATCAACGACGCAATCAAGGAGATTGTTCCAGACGGCGTGATGTGCACCCCGCACTACACCAGAGAGAACCTGCTCATCTCGGTTCACCCGCTCGGCGAGTGTGGCCCAGAGACGAAGATGACCATCAACGACATCGACTTCTGCATTACCTGCGACGTCGATCTTAACCTGCTCAAGAAGGTCGCTGATCTGATCATCGGGGCCGACGCCATCTTAGGTAACTGGTAATCCTTGCTACTGTCCATCAGGCAACTGGTGGCCAGTATGGAGGGATTAACCAACAAGGAGGAAAAAATGATTTGTGTAAAAAAGAGAATGACCAACACATGGATCGGCATCGGCTCTGTGGTCGACGGCAAGTTCAAGACGGTCGAGATTGAGAAGCTTGTTCCACCTGATGCAGCCAAAGAGATGATTGATTTTATCGACGTGATCAGGGCCGCTGGCGACACCGCAGTTTACAACTTGAAGAAGAGGATCTTGGAGGGATCGACCGCTGATCCGGAGGAGATGTTCATCGACTGGTTCAACAACTTTGCCTCGGTAGAAACCTTTGCCGAGTATTACGGAATCTCCGAGGAGAGGGCATGGGAGATCATCACCGAGGGGAGAGCGATCCACCTCAGAGACGAGGACTGAATGAAAAACTACCTCAACTTTTTACACTGGGAGCTGGGAGTCTACGGTCTGGAAGGAAGGCCGGTTCACTTTGACTTCTACACCAGCGTGATCGATCTGCGGTCACTTCCTAATTTTCCATCGATCAACGACGACACAACCAAATTCATTCTTGCATGGTGCGACCAGCACTGAGGAGGAAAAATGGCACACAAGTATCAGATTGACTTTGAGTACGAGGGGGAATCGCACACCATCGAATTGACTGCTGAGTACAGGTTTTTCGGCAGGCACATACCGGCCACTCGGTTTGATCCTGAGGAATGGCCGGAGGTTGAGGTGACTCGAATCCTCTACCACGGGAAAGAGTTGAAGCGGTTCAAGTACGGTCGCGAGGATGAGCTCACCGAGCTGGCCAACGCGGCGATCGACAAAGAGATGATGGACGAACTCGAATACGGCGGCATTGACTGCTGAGGAGGTACGCATGTTTGAAGCAGGGTTTACGATCTTTGGATTTATCGTCGGAATTATCTACATGATCAACACGGAAGAAGAATGGGTTAAGCCGGTGCTGGCCGGTCTCGGACTAATCGGCACCTTTTGTCTGGCCATCTACCTTGTTGGTGCTTGTGATGTTCCAGTGTGGCTGGGTCGGGTGTTCTGTGGTTGTGCCCTGATCTGTGTCGCGTTAATTGTTCTTAAAATGCTGGCAGGAGGTGAAGATGAAAGCGAGTATTAATGACCTGAACGATATGTGCAGGATACTGAATGAGGCGATCAAGGATGACGTCTTCTACATTGGCTGCGCCTACGGCGGGGTATCCCTGCAAAAGCGCAACAGCGATGGCAGCGTGACCGACGTGCTCGGTGGCCACATGCCGAAGAGACGCCTGTACGACATGATGGTCGGCTGGGCGAAGATCAGAGGGTTCATCAGTTGTTGATTGATAGGGCTCAGCAGGATGCTGGTGGCCCCTGTTCAACCCACAACAAGGAGGCAACAATGAATGAAGGAAACGAAGCGTTTATGAATCTGCTCTGGTTCATGTCTGGTGCATACTGCACCGAGCCAGAGGACTACAACAAAAAGGTCTTGTCCTTCCAGCGTTATAACAGGGAGCGATTGACCGATGACCAACACGCCATCATCGACCAGATGATCGAGGCTAACAGCAAGGAGGTGACGAAATGATCTGGCTATTTCTTATCCTGCTGCTCTGTGTCTGTCCTCGGGGTTGCGTCTTTACGCTGGCCCCCTTTGCACTCTTCATCGCGGCAGTAGTTGGTGGTTTCTATTATCTCATGTCAGCAATTTGAAAGGATGACACAATGGACAATTTCACAGCGGTTAACATTATTGAGTTTCTTGAAGATGGGGATGTCATTGCAGCATACCAGCACTTGATCGACAACGGTCTGGTTTGGCAACTTCAAGGCAGCTACGGTCGCAACGCAACCCAGATGATCGAGGAAGGTCTCTGTCATCCTGCGGGGGGCCAAGACGATGGTTGAGCTTATAGGTTTTTCGATACTGGTAGTGCTGCTGATGTTTTGTGCTGGCTACAAATCAGCGGCTAAGTCTCTGGCAAAGGTAATCCTGACGATGATCATGGTCTGGGTTATCGTCATTGTCAGTCTGATGTTTTTCATGATGCTTAACGGATATTAACAGGGGATCGCAATGAATATACGGATCGTGGCCGCAGTTCCACACAACGAAACGAGTGAGCTGGAGGTGATACTGGAAGTGACCAGAGACACCTCAGCATTTCAGGTAAGCACCGAGCTCAAGTCTGTTTGGATAGACGCCGAGCAACTACGCCAGATGGCAGATGGGGAAAGCTAATGACCGAGACATCAAAAAGATATTCTCCTCGGATGGCCGCAACGCTGCTGCTCGAAGGGAAGACCCTGAACCGGTACGAGCTGCCACTCAGCCTGAACCTGCTGGTCATGAACCTTGAGGAGATGCGCGACAATGCCGATAAGGTGATAAGGCAGATCAAGAAGGCGATCAGAGAGGAGGGTGGATAGCATGTCAACTTTCGCAACCATCATTATTATCTGGATAATTTTGGAAGAACTTTAACCCAGAAAGGAGGAAGAAATGGAAATCAAACTGAGTCGTGCAGAGCGCGACGACATCAAAGATGAGATGAGGAAGAGAGGGTACACCGTCAAACGCTGGGCAGAAGAAAGACAGTTCGCCCACCAGTCTGTGCGGAACATCCTGTACCGAGATCGGGGATTGATCCCCCAGCGTGGTCGAGCTGGACGCCCGATCGTCACTGCACTAAAGAGGGAGTTCATCAAATGAGCAATCGACTGTTTGGAAAAAAGTTTTATGAGGTGGCAGTGCTTACTGTCATCGCCGCATCGATCATCTTCGGTTTGTTATGGATGGTCGTCGAAGTAACCCTGCCCGCAATGGGCTACAAATAACCCCAACCGAAATGGAGAGAACATGAAGAAGACGTGGACAATTCTGGATGAACTGAAAGTGCTGGCCCTGTACAAGGATATCGTCACACCGGCACGGATCGCTGAACTTGCCAAGGAAATTAAGAAGACTGAGGATTCGGTTAAAATGAAGCTCTCAAATTTCTGCTACCTCGACAAGGGTTACGGACTGGCAAACTGTAGTAAACAGTCAATCGAAGTCATGAACATTTTCGGACACAGCGTGATGCTGGACGACGTCATCTCAGAATTGGAGGAAAAGAATGGCAAATAAAAATTTAAAGATCTGGAACCAAGTCAAAGCCGTACCGCTGGAAGCCCAAAGACGTATCAAAGGTGGACGACTGAACGGCATGACGGACATCAACCCTCAATGGCGGTTGGCGGTCATTACAGAGCTGTTTGGCCCGATCGGGATTGGCTGGTACTACAAGATCGAACGCCAGTGGATCGAGGAGCAGGGTGATCTGGCCTGTGCCTTCACCAACATCGAGCTGTTCGTCAAGCACGACGGCGAGTGGTCGCAGCCTATCGTCGGCACCGGCGGTTCAATGCTGTCTGCCAAAGAGAAGGCAGGTGTTTATGTCTCCGACGAATGCTTCAAGATGAGCCTGACTGACGCCCTGTCGGTTGCGTTCAAGCAGCTTGGAGTTGGTGCCGAGATCTACTCAGGGAACTTTGACTTCACCTCGAAGTATGAGCCTGAGTTTATCTCCGAGGATCAGGCCGACGAGATCGACAAACTGGTCACCGAGACCGGCGCAGACCTCGACAAGTTTTTGAAGTACATGAACGCGGAGGAACTAATTTCAATCCCCAGCGTGGACTACCGCAAGGCCATCGCTGCACTCAAACAGAAAGGACAATGCTAATGGAACATCTTGTCGAACAGAACACACCTGAATGGCACGACCTTCGGGTTGGATCGATCGGGGCCTCGAACATTGCCGACGCCACTGCCAAGGGTAAGGGCAAGGCAATGTCCGCAGGGAAAAGAAACACCATCGCGAGAATGGTGGCCGAACGGATGTCTGGCAAGTACGCCGACGTCTCCAACGGGTTCAAGTCATATGCTATGGAGCGGGGATCTGAGATGGAGGATCAGGCCCGTGCTGCATATGAGTTCCTGAAAGACTGCACGGTGAGAACCTGCGGCCTGTTCACCCATCCAACTATCGTGGGCACCCACGCATCACCTGATGGGGTCGTTGTTGAGAACGGTCAGGACGTCGGTGAGGTCGAGATAAAATGTCCGATGCCAGCCGCTCACCTTGAGACCCTGCTCAAAAAGGAGGTGCCCAGCCAGTACAAGAAGCAGATCCAGTGGCAACTTGAATGCGCTGGGTTTGACTGGTGCGACTACGTTTCTTTCAGCCCAGACTTCCCGTCCGGAATTGATATGATCGTCATCAGGGTTTATCGGGACGACGAGTTGATTTCATCGATGAGCGAAGAGGTCGTCCAGATCAACGCTGAGGTGACCGAGGTGATAAGGAGTCTCCATGCCGACTATCAAATTGACGCACCTTAACCGGAGCTACGCCAAGGCGCAGGTCGATCGGGCCCCTGACGGGTTCATCCTGACGCTGGAAAAAGACAAGAACAAGAGGAGCCTCAACCAACTACGCACGGCGTTTATGTGGGTTGGTGAGATCAAGGAGTTCTTCGAGGCGCAAGGCAAGAGCTACACCACCGAGCAGATCAGGGTATGGCTCAACGATCTGTTCCTCACCCCAGATGTAAAGGAGGTCGAGGGTCGGATGATTGAGATACCAGTGTCGTGGGCTGATATGGAGAAGGCCAAGTTTGCAACCTTCATGAACGCGATTGATCAATACTGCGCGAATGATCTGGGCCTGCTCCTGACCATCCCCCACATGCCGGAGGAACCATGAGCGAACATGATGAGCAGGTTGCTGTATGCCAGTACCTCGACCTGCTAAAGATCATCTACTGCGCGGTGCCTAACGGCGGCCACCGGCATATGTCAGTGGCAAAAAAGTTGAAGGCTGAGGGGGTCAAGGCTGGCGTTCCTGACCTCCTGCTTTTCACTCCGGCCTGCGGGTATCGCGGAGTCGCAATCGAAATGAAAGCAACCAAGACCGGCAAGCTATCGAAGGCCCAGCAGAAATGGAAGGAGAACTTGGAATCCTGCGGCTGGTTGTCAGTCGTGTGCCACGGTGCCGGTGAGGCAATCAAAGTGATCGATCAACTTTACCTCGAAGGGAGGTTTGATGGAAAAAATTGAGACAATCAGACAGACCAACAAAGAGTTGGTAGGAATTATTAAACGGGTACCACTGACCAGAGAAGGCTACGCAATCAGACGGACTCTGGTCATGGCAATCCTTAAACTGAAACGAATCAAGGAGGAACTAAATGGCAGTTAATGTTTGGCACGGAATTGGAAATCTTGGGAAAGATCCTGAGCTGCGGTACACACCGAGCGGCAAGGCGGTCGCAAGCTTTTCAATCGCAGTTACCGAAAAGTACAACGGCGAAGAGAAGACAGAGTGGATCAACATCGTGGTCTGGAATAAGCTGGCCGAGGTTTGTGGCCAATATCTTGAGAAGGGCAAGCGGGTCTACATCGAGGGCCGGTTGCAGACCAGAAGCTACGACGATCGCGACGGGATCAAGCGGTACATCACCGAGATTGTGGCCTACAAGATGGAGATGTTGAGCCCACCCAGCAGTGGCAATCAAGGACAACGGCCCCCAGCGTCTAACAATCAGGTCGGGCCCCGTGAGTCACAGTATCAACAGCAGCAGGGAGGTGGCGGTGGAATGAATCAGCCCTTTAATCCGGACGACGAGATCCCGTTCGCCTACCCAGTATTCAAGAGAGAGGAGAAGTAGAAACGAAAAACCCTCGCTGGCTTGGGAGGGGGATCCGGCCAGTGAGGGCTTTCGCAACAAGGAAAAACGACACAATGAGTGTGAAAGGAGAATATCAAATGAGCCTAAAAAAAGTCAAGAGGTGGCGCAATAAAAACTATCTGAACTGGATCAAGACTCAGCCGTGCTGTTTGTGTGGAAGAGAGTCTGAACCTCACCACATCAAGGGCACCGGCAACTGGTCTGGCGCAGGCCTCAAGGCAGATGACATCTTGGTCATGCCTGTCTGTCACCTTCACCACCAGCTTATCCACGACCACCCGCTACAATTTCCGCAGGAACAGATGATACTTAAAACCATTGTGGACGCTGTCAGAGATGGCGTTCTCGTAATCAAGTGAGGAGAGACAAATGAACACACAGCTAATCGAGGAGGTCATGCGGCACGAGATCTCACACTTTGCAACCGAGATGCAGTTGCTCGAAAACATCATCAACGAAAAAGGATGGAAGATCGGCCAGCCTGATGACTACAGCCCACGGCAACGGGCGGTCATGTCTATGATCATCGATTGCCTAAAGGTTGTTGATGAGGAAGGGGAGGACATCACCAAGGAGATCCTCTCAAAAAGCTCTGATGGAGATAAGTATATCTTCGACGACATCGAGCAGGAGGCAAGCGATGAACTATGAAACCAGTGAAGTTTGGGATCACGTCGACCATGTTGACTATCACCCGCTATCAGAGATCTGGTACTCACGCTTCGGGGTTACGCTTACCAACAAGTTCAACCCGATGGCATTCATTGGGCCTCACTGGTGCACTACGCGGTTAGGAAGTGCTTTCTCTAAAGAGCTACTTGACCACTGGGGTTTTTACAGAACCGACATCAACAGCATGTTAATTGATTTCATGAACAACGCTGGTGAGGAAGGGGTCATGGGCCTCCACGGAATTTATTTCAGGACGGAGCCACTGCTGGAGTTCTGCGACATGATCGAAGAAGAGGCTTTCTATTCTCTGGTTGAAAGAGAGGAGCAACTAAAGGCCAAGGAGATAAGAGAAAAGCAGCGTCGAGCTTATGAAACATACAAAGCTGAGTTCTTAAAAGGATACAGAAACCCGACCGGCATTATCATTAATATCGCCGAACATTATGCGAGGATGAAAGCACAAAATGCTGCAAGCTTTGATTAATCATTAGTCAAAATATCACCAATAGTTTTTAACAAGATCAACATTGACAACAAGTTCCGGTCAGGGATATGCTCTGGCCGGAGAAAATTAATGACAAAAAAGGAGAGAGAAAATGGCAATCAATTACAAAGAAGCACGAAAGAGATTGGGCATGACCCAGTCAGATGTGGCAAGAGCAGTCGGCGTTTCACTCAATGCGTATCAAATGTGGGAGCACCACGTCGGCAAACCAAATCCTGAACACGCAGTGAAAGTCCGTAAAGTTCTTGAACTCAACGAAGATAAATAATCAAACCAAACCAAAAAGGAGAGACAGCAAATGAACGCACTAATCGAAATGACTAAGAAGGATCTGGCAGTATTGGATGGCAAGGAAAAGATTGATGGTGATCTGGCATGGAACATCGCGCAGATGATCAACGATGCTGAGACTGATGTCCGGCTGGCCAAGGGGAAGTTCTGGAACCGCTGTGTCCACGGAACACGCGAAGAGATCTGTGAGAGCTTCGGGTGGTCATACTCATCTATGGCTGAATATGGTAATTTTGCATCAGACATGGGAAAGTTTGTTGCGGTCGCAACAATTTCATACTCTCAGTGGAGAGCAGCAAAGGATGCTGGAGCAAGCAAGGAAGATCGCCCAGCGTTATTGGAAGAGGCGGCAGCAAAGGGCTGGGACAATAAAAAAATCCGAGAGGTTGTGGCTCGGAAGAAAGGAGAATACGAGAAAAAGAAAAGAGAGATCAAGATCGACAAGAACACCGGCAAGTATGTTGATGGTCTGGGAAATCCTTTTAAGAATCCTGAACCAAACCGCAACGTAAATGTCAACCAGCATACCGATGAAGCACGAAACTACAGACGCAATCAGGAGCGTCCGGCCCAGAAGATGGACAAGTCAAAGGCGTTCAAAGTCTTTGGCATCAAGGGTGCCTTTGCTATCGAAGAGAGATCACTGACTATCCTGTACCGTGGCCTGAGTAAGTTGTTTCATCCGGATAATGGTGGATCGGCAGACGAGATGGCC